CACTGTGGGGGTTCTACCCTGACTTGTCTGCCAAAACACGAGACCAGATGGACGGTGCCTTTGAGCGGCATGTTTTTAACCGTCACGAGCTTCGTAAGTTAGCAGATCGCTCAGACTTTTTTGACACTCCGATTTTGGAATATATCAAAAACCATCCCGAAGGGAACTACAAAGAAAAGACGTACGAGGGAGAGCTACGAGCAGAGAAAAATTCGACTGAAGCCGCAATCAATCGCAACGGGAAGAAATACGAGCTTATCGAATGGTGGGGCTTTATCACTGCCAAAGAGTTGCATGACCTAGGTGTGGCTGTTAACGACGCAGACATGAGTGATGACTTGTCTGCAAACATTTGGATACTTGATGGTGTCGTGGTCAAAGCCGCATTAGCCCCATTACCTGCCGAGGTTAAAATGTACCACTTGTTCGTATACGAGGAAGACGACACGACGTTGTTAGGTAACGGTATGCCAGAGGTGATTCGTGAGTCTCAGTTGGCGGTTTGTGCCGCAGCAAGAATGGTGCTCGACAATGGGTCAGTAGTGTGCGGACCCATGTTTGAAGTAAATACCGAAGTGCTTGATGCGAACACCAATACTGAAATCCATGCGTTTAAGGTATTCGGGCGTGAGGGCACAGGTAGTGATGCAGGCATACCGGCGGTCAGAGAAATTCCGGTACAGGCACACATTGCAGAACTGACCACAATTATTGATATTTTCAAGAGTTTTGCTGACACCGAGTCATTGTTACCGCCTTCATTGCAGGGCGACATGACCGCTCAAGGCAAAGAACCGTTCCGCACTGCACAGAACACTAGCCAGCTGTTTGGAGCCGCAGCGTTGCCAATCCGTGACGTGGTGCGAAATTTTGACCAGTTCACAGAGAGTGTTATTGGTTCGCTCTACCACTGGAACTTGGTTTTTAACGAGGACCCGGAAATCAAGGGTGACTATCAAGTACAGGCTGAAGGCTCGACGAGCTTGATTGCGAAGGAAGTGCGGTCACAGGCACTTAACAATATCAGCACCACCTTGTCTGAAGAGGACAAAGACTGGGTTAACGGGAAAGAGCTGTTAAAAGAAAAATTCCTAGCGATGGACTTGCCGATTAAGAAACTACTGCTTTCAGAGGACGAGCACGCACAGAAGATTCAGGCACGTCAAGAGCAGGCTACGAAAACACAACAACTTCAGACCGATGAGATTGTCGCTAAGACGAAAGAGACCCTTACACGCGCGCTGCTCAATACTGCAAAAGCGGAGGCTGAAGAGTCTAAATCTACAGTAGTCGCGCACGGAGAGCTGCGCAATACGATGGAGTCATTGGCAACTGTAAGTCAAGCAGCCACACAGCAAGGAGAGCAAAATGTCCAAACCGCTCAATGACGAGCACGAACTGTTGCGGCGTATCAAGCCATATACTAGGGATGCGTTGATGCTAGACGTGCTAGACCTTATAAATTTGTATGAGGTCAGAGCCTTGGAGAAGCTAGTTGAAAGCCCAAGCGATGAGGTTAAGACGTTGCAAGGGGAGGTAAAAAGCCTGAGACGGCTTCAAGCCAGACTTAAACAGCGAGATGTTGCAGTAAAAACAACTTGACAAGAGGTAAAACTTTAAGTAGCGTGTTCAACAAATCGACAGGAGTTTTAAAATGGCTGGAAAAACTACAGATCAAGCAGTCCCAGAAAAAGACATTACAGATGCCGTAGTTGTTTTATCAGACGCTGAAGCGTTTGCAAATGCGTTTGACGAACAGTTGGAACCTGCGAGTGCCTCTGACCAAGTTGCTGCTGACCAAGTTGCTGCTGACGCAGCCGCTGTAGTTGCCGCTGACGCAGCCAAGGACGACGACGACGATGGTGATGCTGCTGCTGTCGCTGACCAAGTTGCCGCTGACGCAGCCAAGGACGACGACGATGGTGATGCTGCTGTCGCTGACACGGTAGACTACAAAGCTGAATTTGAACGGCTGAAAGTGGAAAACGAGGTGTTGAAAACAGCGCCGAAGCCTAAACCAGAACCAGTAACCGAGCCTGCACAAGACTTCAAGATGCCTGAACCTCCAACAGCGAAGTCTGTGCTGACGGATGAAGAGATGGGCGTAGTCACGGCTTACGACGATGAGTGGCCTGATGTGTCGAAAGCCGAGGCGTTGAAACGTAAAGTCGACATTGCCGTGATGGAAGACCGAATTTATCGTGAGGTTGCAACTGCACTGCAAGGCGTGTTGGGAACTGTAAACCCTATTGTGCAGAGCGTACAACAAACAGCAAACCAGAAACACTATGCGACGATTGAAGCGGCCCATCCAGATTATCTTGCCGTAGTTGCAGAAATCGACGGGTGGATTGAAAAACAACCAGCGTATTTGAAAAAGGCAATGTCAGAGGTTTTAGATTCAGGTTCGGCAGTAGAAGTGAACGATTTGTTCGCTAGATTTAAGCAGGAGACAGGCAGAGTCGCTCCACAGGTGAAGACAGACCAACCCCTTCTCAAAAAGGTAGATGCAGCAACAGTACAGGCAATGGCACCAGTAACAGCAGGGCGCAGACAGGCAGTAACAAGCGCCACTGACCCTAATGATTTTGGTGGTGCTTGGGCGAGTGCAGCACAAGAATAACTATTTTTAAGGAGATTTATCATGTCAGTAACCACCTATGGTGATATTTCACCAGCAGTAGCAGCATGGGCATCAGTGCAAATGCTAAAACGCGGCATCCCAAGCATGTGTATCGAAAAATTCGGTCAAGTGTACGTGATCCCCAATGGCAACACAATGGTTGCAAAATTCCGTCGTTACAACGCGTTGGCGTTGGCAACAACACCTTTGGTTGAAGGTGTTACACCTTCAGGCAAAAAAGTGACTGTTACCGATTACACAGCTACGTTGGTACAATACGGTGACTTTGTAACATTGTCAGATGTCATTTTGGACACAGCAACAGACCCTGTGTTGTCAATCCACACAGAAATTTTGGGTGAGCAAGCGGCTCAGACTGTTGAGACATTACGTTACAACGTAATCAAAGCCGGTACTAACAAGTTCTGGTCTAACGGTACAGCTCGTACAGATGTAAATACTCCGTTAACAACAGCATTGCAACGCAAAGTAACTCGCGCGTTGTTAGGACAAAACGCTAAGCTGATTACTACAGCGTTACGACCTACACCAGACTACCGTACAGAACCTGTTGAAGCGTCATTTATCGCGTTGTGCCACAGTGATGTTGAAAACGACATTCGCAGCATGTCGGGCTACATCAACACTAAACAGTACGGCACAGTCACCCCTTACGAAAACGAAATCGGTGCCGTGGAAAATGTACGCTACTTGCGTTCAACATTATTCACCCCATACGAAGACGGAGGCGGTGCAAAAGGCGCAATGCTTTCAACAACCGGTACTTCAGCAGATGTGTATCCAGTAATCTACATCGCTAAAGATGCTTACGGCATCGTACCATTGCGCGGGCAAAATGCGTTGACTCCAATGGTGGTCAACCCTAAACCTGCAAATGGCGACCCATTAGGTCAACGCGGTACTGTAGGCTGGAAAACAATGCAGACAACCTTGATCTTAAACGATGCATGGATGGCTGTTGCCGAGGTAGCTGTTACAGCATAACGACAAAGAGGCTTCGGCCTCTTAAGTCATTTGAATTATTTAGGAGAGAATCATGCCAGTATCAACAGACTCACAAACTAACGTGGACGGCGTAGTACGCAAAGCTCGTGGTAAAGTAGTAACCACTTCAGCATCTGCTGCCGCACACACTCTTACATTAGGTTTTGCACCTTTGCACGTAAAGTTCGTTAACGCGACTGACCGTATCCAAGATGAATGGTATGAGGGCATGGCATCTGCCGAGTCCATCCATACTGTTGCTGCTGGTACAGTCACTCTGGAAACAACTAACGGTGTAGCAGTTTCAGGCAATACCTTTACGTTAACCGCGACTACTATGGTAGCCAGCAAGGTCTTCTACTGGGAAGCCGAGGGCTAAGACAGCAGTACCGCCCCAGAGTATCGGGGCTTTTTGTCTACTCATTAGGAGAATAACATGTCATACGATATTGCAAAATTAAAGGCAGCAAATCTGGACCTGACGACTAAAGACTTGCTAGTTGAGTTTTTAGAAGACGCCGGATTGGACCAGTCTACTAACACTGCCAACGTTGGAGCTGTTAACGCACCAGCAGCAGGCACTACAGCAGTCGATGTAGCACGAGCAGGTTCAATCGTAACACTTACCTTTACACTAACTGCTGCGCAGATTACCGTTACGGATGCAGCCGCTTCAGGCTCACACGGCTCGCTTAAACTGTTCGATTTTGTAGCAGGTGGTGTAGCCTTCTTAGGGTGTCGCCAGAACTACACAGCGTTTGCAGAAGGTGCGGCGTTGACAGGTGCGGCAGGTGATGCTGTGTTTGAAATCGGTGTCGGTACAACAGCTATTGCAGCTGCGGCAGACGGTACACTGGGTAATGCTGTAAACGAAAACGTAGGGCAAGCGGTGTCAGTAACACTCTCAGGTGGTACAGGTACAGGTACAGCGTTTGATTACGCACGTGCAGCGATTGATGGAACTGCGACAGCGTTGGACTTGAACCTTAACTGGTCAGGTACAGCAGCTACAATTGACGCCACTTCAACAATCACTGTTACAGGGACAATCACTGTTATTTGTGCGTTGTTAGGCGATGACTAATTGTGAACATCCCAGCACCAGTAGGAGGTAGCATGAATAACGAATTGTTAAGTATTAGCATGGCAGAAAACGGGTACGTCCTCAAAGTGTGCGGAAGAGAAAAAGGCGAACCTGCTCCTAAAAAGGACAAGTCAGGGTACACTCCTTGGAAAGACACTGAAGTCTATGTAGCAAATACTCTTGGTGACGTACTAAAATTTATCGATACAAAACTGCCAAATCTGATTCCGTATGACGCGGAAGAAGAGTACAGCAAATCATTTGAAAAGGCGACAAAAGATGACGACTAATACCACAAACGCAGCAGACGATTTACCCCCTGCACTACCATCAGCAGATATGGTTGGAGCGCCTGTTAAAGCAGCGGCTAAACCCCGCCCATCTCGTGCCAAGGCAGTGACAGTCGCAAAGCAAGCGCCAAAGGCTGAAGCTGTTGTGGGCGAACCTGTCAAAGAAGAGTTACCTGATCGTGTGCGTATTGTCATTGACGAGCCGAATAACGCGCCTAGCAACCAGCAATTCTTTGGTATGAATGGCAAAGGCTTTTTGATTACTTTCGGTGAGCCTGTGTGGGTGCCTCGTGCATTCTTGTCATACCTTAACGATTTGGTGCAGACAAAATCAGTCCCAAAAGAAGGTGGCGGTACAGTTGACCGTGACGGGTTGCGGTTTCCGTACCGTGTAGTAGGCTAAGATGCAACTAAAAGAACTTCTTGAGCACTCAATGGCAGATGTTCTGCAAGACAGAGCCGCTATTGTGTCTGGACCAGCCAAGCGAATGTGGTCGGATACAGCAGCGGTTCGCTATTTTAACCAAGCAGAGCAGATGTTCGCTCGTAAAACATACTGTATTGTTGACAGCAGTTCCGCGTTTTGTACTATAACCCTTGTGGATGGAACGTCAGAGTACGCACTGGACAGCTCAATTCTTCAGGTGCTGAATGTTCGCATGAGTGACAATGGTGTGGATATGACGCGAGCTACTCACGAAAAAATCAGTATGGCGGTTAACACAGGTGCCCTTGTAACTCCCGGATACCCGTGGGTGTGGACAACAGATGAGGGTGTTCGTAAACTGCGGGTATACCCTGTGCCTGACGCTACCGCAGCACTTAATACCTTGGAGCTTCGTGTTATCCGGATGCCGTCTGTGGCGCTTACGTTGTCAGCCTTGACAGCAGAACCTCAAATTCCAGTGGAGCACCATCTTAGTTTGTGTGACTGGGTAGCGTATCGCGCACTGACTACACAGGATGTAGATGGCAGCAATCGCAAAGAAGCAATGAATTTTAGAGCAGAGTTCATGAGTTCTATCAAGGACGCGAGAGCAGACTACAAACGGCTGTACCAGCCGCCGGGGATGGTAACATTCGGAGGATGGGGCAATGGCTGAAATTCCGCGCTATAGAGGACGTGAAGCCGTCGACACCAACGACCCTGTTGTTACATACACAGGGTTTACTGGTTTAAGAAACACGGTTTCCGCAGAGCATCTGAAGCCGACAGAGATGGTGACAGCGATTAACGTAGACCTTGACAGCTCCGGAACACTTAAAAGACGTGCAGGAAGCACACAGCGAGCCGCTGTAGACGCACACAGCCTGTGGTCTAATGGCACCGATACCTTGTACATCAGCAACACGACGTTAAACCGCTTTAATACTGATTACACATCAACTGTGCTTGCAGCTGGCTTGTCTCAAGGACTGCGTATGCGGTATGTTGAGGTGAATGGTGTCGTGTACCATGCTAATGGCGCGGAACAAGGTGCGTATACCAATGGTAGAGTGCGTCAGTGGGGAATTAAAGCCCCTGTTACACAGCCACAAGCTACAGCGATTCCCGGTATGCTGCCAGCAGGCACATACCAGTACGCCGTTACTTTCGAGGCAGCAGACCTACGAGAGTCAGGCACTGGCATTGCAGGTGTGATTGAATTAGCTGATGACCAAGGCATTAGTTTTACAAGCATTCCAGTATCCTCAAACAGTACTGTGGCTAATGTCAGGTTGTACTTAACGGCTCAGAATGGCGATGTTTTGTTTTATGCCGCTAGTGTGACTAATGGGACAACAGCGTATGACTTTGTAGGTTCGGTGTTAGGGCTAGGAAACGTGCTTAGAACACAGTTTATGGATAGACCGACTGCCATGCAGGAGTTAATACTGTGGCACGGCAGGATTTACGGGCTACAGTTTGGCGTGTTGAAATATACAGAACAAATGAATTACGAGCTGATGAACCCTAATAATTTCATCATGCTTGAAAGTGCAGGCAAGATTATCGCGCCAGTAGAGAGCGGTGTTTTTGTTGCAACAGAGACAAACACATGGTTTTTGCGAGGCGATGGACCTGAGAATTTTGTGCGTTTGAACCGTGCTAGTTATGGCGGTATTTTTGGTACGTTGTCCTACATCGAACACGAAAACTATGGTATTGTTCCGATGTGGCAATCGACGCAGGGCATGGTAATTGGAACTGACGGAGGCGAGCTGAAAAATATTACAAGGTCTAAATATGTATATGCCGATGCTCCAGTAGGTGCAAGCATTTTTAAACAGTCATCTGGATTAAACCAGTACATTTCGGTACTTCAAGGATAGAGGAGAAAACATCATGGCATTACGACTCAGCACAGCACTAGCTAATCATGTTCTACAACACGGCTCTTTAAAAAACGCACTTCAAGGCGGTAAGATTGAGGTGTACTCAGGGACACAACCGACAACAGCTGATGCTGCTGTGACAGGCACCCTTTTATGCACATTTACAGCCTCGAGTGGTGCGCACACAGCCGAAGTTTTAGCGACAGGTAGTGTAACACTTACAGGCGGCGCTTCTGGCTCAGTCGATACTGTGACAGTCAACTCTGTGAACGTCATCCCCGGCGGCGCTGTGGCGTTTAACACCTCGTTGAACCAAACAGCTTCAGATTTGGCAGATGCGATTAACACCGATCAATCATCCCCAGAGTATCGTGCTGAAGCCAGTGGCGCTGTAGTTACGATTACAGCAGCCCGTGGTACAGGGGCAGGTCCAAATACCTATGTTGTTACAGCAACACTGACAACAATCACTGCATCATACGCCAACATGTCAGGGGGTGTCGCGTATGTAAATGGTCTAACTCTTGGTAATGTATCGGCAGGTGTGGTAGCTAAAACCGCGTCGCAGTTATGGACAGGTGTAGCAGTGGCAACAGGCACAGCAGGGTGGGCACGATTTGTTGCCTCTTCAGCCGATGCCGGTACGGCGGATGCAACAGCATCTAAAATTCGTCTTGATGGCTCATGTGCGACATCGGGTGCGCAGTTTAACCTGACAAGTACCGCGTTCGTAACAGGCGCGACACAGACAGTATCAGCGTTCCAAGTAACACAGCCACAAGCTTAAGGAGCCTTAAATGGCTGATTTTCCAATCGCTGTAGGAGCGGGGGCGCTAACCTTAACGGGTGAGACGCCAGTGCTATTTGCATCTGCTAACGTCATGGTTGGTAACATTGTCATGCCGCTTTTTGTGCTGGAAGCGGCGATTGACCAAGGACTGACATTACCGTTTTATGATGTAGAAGCCACGGTGATGACAGGGGGGACTACTAATGTATTCCAGACCCCCCTAGCGTTGCCGTTCTATACAGTAGCTGCCACTATCACCGTTGGCACCGCAATAACGGCTAACATCACAATGCCGCTGTTAGAGTTGTATGCGTCTGACGGCACCCAAGCCGTCATGACTCTGCCAATGTTCGTAGTAGAAGCCACCGGAGTTTTGGGTGTGGTAGGTACGGCAAGTGCCACAATGCCATTGTTTGAGGTGTACGCTGAAGGGCAGCATACGTTAAGTGCAGGTGTTATTACGATGCCACTGTTTAGTGTAGAGAGTGTACTCGTAACAGGTAGTTTAGGTAATGGTGCTATTAGTATTCCAATGTTTGATGTTGCGGCTACAGGGGTTATTGGTGTAGTTGGCACCGCAGATTTGACACTCTCATTATTTGAGGTGGTTAGTGCAATATATGCGGCTGTAACAGGAACTGCGGATGTTCGTATACCGCTATTTGTGGTCCGCGCAGAGGGGTTCAGCGCCTTTGCAGAGGTGTTCAAAGCATGGGCAATTAACATAGAGACAGCCGCACTGACTGAGTACCAAGGCTACAACTATAATAGTTTTGCAAACGTCGATGGTAGGTACTTTGCAGCGTCAGCAAGCGGTATTTTTGAGCTGACAGGAGACGACGACAACGGCACTGCGATTGACGCAACAATGGTGTTTAAAAATGACAACTTTGGGGATTCAAGGATGTCGAGGGTGATCGGAGCTTATGTGAGTGCGGACGTGAGCGATGATATGCGTTTTGGACTTAACACTAACGGGTACGAATATGTGTACGAAATGGCGGTCAACGGACAACGTGGAATGGTGTCAAGAAGAATAGATACTGTAAAAGGTGAAAAGGCTATATACTGGCAGGCAAATCTCACAAATGTGGGAGGGGCAGACTTCAGTATCAGTGCTATTGAGCCGTTAGCTAAGAAGTTAGGGCGTCGTATTTAAGCAGGAGTTTAAAATGGCATCTTTACCAGCAATTTTTGTACTAGACCCGGACAACGGTGCTCAGACATTGGTAACTGCGGGGTGGAACTCTGCGCAGACTTATGCGAGCACCGCGTTTAACCACTCACTTAATTTTTTAGATAACCTTCAGAACGCAGCGGCGGGTCTTGCCAACCTTGGAGACATCCCCTTTGATATTGGACCAGCTACTACAATTATAGGTCCTTACGTTTCACCAGTAGCGCCGGTACCGAATGACCTATCAGCATCATTTCCAGTTCCTCCCGCCAGCCCTGTACTAGGGGTAGTAACACTACCAGTGTTTGGT